GCGGCGGTGCAGGCTGGTCTGAAAAATATATCGTTTCCCCTGCAGCCACATACACTTACGCTGTCGGAGCAGGAGGCACTTCAGCAGGTTCGGCAGGCGGGACAACCACATTTAGCACCATTTCAATTACAAGCGGCAGCGGCATTGCCAGCACTACCACAGGCGCTGCTGGTGGTGTTGCAACTGGCGGCGACTTTAATGCAAATGGCGGCTCCGGCGGCAATGGTTCTCCGGGCGGTGGCGGTGGCGGTGGCGGTGGTGCTGCATCCAGAGCAGGCGCAGGAGGAAATGGTGCTACTGCAGTTTATGCTTATGGCGGCGGCGGCGGCGGCACTGGAGGCAATTCTGCGACAGGCCAAACAGGCGGTATTGCCGCAACAACTGTCGCCGCAGGCGCTGGGGGAATTCCAAACTGGGACACGTCTGCGCCAATCTCTTTTTCTGCTGGAAATAATGGCGCCACCACTGTATCATGTTGCGCTACAGTTTATGGCGGGATAGGTGGGGCAGGCGCAGGCAACACCGAAACTACTGGATATGTTGCGCAGAGACCCACAGGCGCAGCTTCCATTGGAGGCAATGGGGTTAATTATTCTATCCAAGCCGCAGGCACTTCTGGTCAAATTGTTGTTTGGGAGTACATGTAATGTTTAATGCCGCAATCCTCGCTGGAAATCAGATCACAAATGTAATTGTGTTGAATGATTTAGCTGAATATCCGGGAGCTGTAATTTGTCCTGAATGGTTGGGCACGGGCGACGACATCACCACGCCTGAGCCAGCGCATCTTGTCGCCGCGCCAACGGTGCAGCCCATCTCCAAAGGTGCGCAAACTTTATGAAAAATATTGAGCCTGTCCACCGTGTGGAATATGATGCGGCAGTCATCAACATTTATCATGCCGCAAAGGGGCAAGGCATTTCGCGGCACCAGCACGCTCACTCCCACCTGACTATGTGTCACGCAGGCAGCGTGCTCTTGCGCAAGGAGGGGCGTGAGCTCACGATCACCAAAGACTCTCAGCCCGTCAATCTGGTTGGTGATGAGTGGCATGAAATTGAAGCCATGGAAAATGACACCGTGTTCGTGAACATTTTCTCCGAAGGCAAAAACTGATGCGGTAAAATTGCTCAAGCATTTTATTCACTTTTTGGACACAAGTCATGACGCCTGAAGAACGCATAACATTAGTTGCTGAGATTGCAGCCGCAATCCGAATCCGCAACACCGATGCAGGGTTGTCGGATGAAGAGCAGCGGTGGGTCAAAATGGCCATCCAGAAAGAAGCCCAGTCAATCGAACTGCGCAAAGCCGTCATTGAAAAAACCCTGACTGGGTTGGTGTGGTTGGTGGTGCTGGGAATTGGCGCCATAATTGTTGATTATGCAAAAGCCCACGGGTTTAAATGAGCTCCGATCTGCTTGGCGTTGGCGGCGTGGCGGAGCTGATCAACACGGCAATCAATAAAATCTGGCCAGACAGATCCGAAGCCGACAAGCAACAGTTGGCCGCAGCGGTCATGGTGGTTCAGGGGCAGCTCGACATCAACAAAGTCGAAGCTGCCCACCCCAGCGTGTTCGTGTCCGGCTGGCGCCCATTTATCGGGTGGGTGTGCGGGGCGGCTTGCGCGTGGAACTGGATGGGGTTGCCGATGGTGAAGCTGGCGCTGTTGATCTGGGGCCATCCGATTGATCTGGCCCCTGCCAACCTCACTGAGATGATGCCTGTGTTGCTGGGGTTGCTTGGTTTAGGCAGCTTGAGGACGCTGGAGAAAATAAATGGCGTGGCCGCAAAATGATGCTCAGCCCCCACTTCACCCTTGCCGAATTGACCCGCACCGATCATCGTGAGCTGGACAACACTCCGACTGAGGCTGCAATCGTCAACCTGACCCGACTGGCGCTGTTGTTGGAGCAGGTCAAGCTTGCTGTCGGCAACAAAGCGGTGATGATCAATTCGGGGTATCGCTCGCCGCAAGTCAACGCAGCTGTAGGATCTAAGCCCACCAGCCAACATCTGTCTGGCTGCGCTGCTGATTTTCGGGTGCCCGGCATGACCACCAACGAAATCATCCTCGCCATCCTCGCCGCCAATCTGCCTTTTGATCAGGCGATCCGAGAATTTGACAGCTGGGTGCACATCAGCGTGCCAAATTCAGCGGCCAACGCTCCAAGGCGGCAAGCGTTGGTGATTGATCGTGCCGGAATCAGGCCTTACGCACGTTAAAAATCCCAGCCCAGGCGGTTGGCGCCTGCAACTGGGATCGACGGTTTAACGTGGTTTAAAAGCCTCGGGGTGCACTTTCCGAGGTTTCAGCTTGCGCTTCATACTTGACCTCAACTGATCCAGCTGAAACGGAGGCGTGGAATGCTTTGGCCGCAGCATACAGCTCTGCTCGTTGTACGCGTCCCGACAGCTCAAATTTTGTCCCAAACCACGTGCCCTTGTCGTTACTCTCCGGAATGGTGGACAGCCGCACCTGATTCGCAAAGGTTGGCGGCGTGTACATGCCAGCAGCCCCATTTAGTTTGACGGATGCCAACGCACTCATCAACATCTTGGATTTCTTGATCTGGGTGCTGGTCAACGACAACAACGCTTGAGTCCATGCGCCAGTTGCCGCGTCTGTTAGCAAAACATAATGGTTTCGGGTATCGCTGATGCGGTCGCATTTGTTCTCGTTGACGGTGCCGTCTGGCAGCGGGATGTACAAACGGCCATCCAAGTCAACAATCTGTCCTGCTGCGCGCATTCCGGCAACTTGATCTGCTGACAACTCGCCTTTAAATCCTGACCCTTGGGAGCCTTTTGGCGCCCAGCGGAGGAACACGCGACGATAGGCGCAAGGGATAATGATCACGCCAGCCTTGCCATCAAACATGCGGCCAGCAACGTTGTCCCAAAGCATTCCAGCTTTGGCGCCTTCGATTGCTACGCCAGACGCTTCATCGACTTGGGGTGAGCCCTTTTGCAACACCGATAGGAATGGGATGGCAAATGACTCGCTGGTCGCACCCTCCATTCCTGAGCCTGCATCGGCAGCAAACATGTCATCCGACAGCGCAACGGGATTGTTGCCTAAAATTGCCACTTCATTCTCAGTTTTGTTGTTGGCTTTTGCCATAATAATTCTCCAGTTGCTTGCACTTAAAAAGGGCGGCAAGCATAACCCCAATTTTTTATCTTGCTTTGGCTTTGGTGAGTTTGGCTTTGCTGTATGGGCGGATGCCAAACAACTCTTGCGGAACGCTATGCCCAGATGCCATTTGCTCTTTGACAAATGCCTTCAGCGTTTGCGGGTGTACCCCTTCCTTCAGCAGCGCATCGCGTCCGGTGACGCTGTGGATCTGCTCAGCAGCAGCCAGCGCCTGTTCGTGTTCGTCACGGCCAAACTCCACCGTAATGGCAGACTTAATAATGCCTCCAAAGCCATTCGCCACAAGCCATTCATGCGCCCTGTAGCGGCGTTCCTCGCTGATGTTGCAGTCCACTTCATCGACTACCTTGATTGAAGATCCATCAGCCAATTTAATTTCTGACAGCCCCACTTCGCGCATCAGCTCCGGCAGATCATCCTCCTGAATGCGGCGCACTTCCTCCTTGGCTTCTTGCAACTCAAGCGTCAACGCAGCGGCATTTGCATCTGCAGCACGAAGCAACTTGGACAGCTCGGCAATTTGGGTAAGGATGTCGCTCATATTGTCATTTCCGCAGCGAGATAATCTGATGTCAAACGATCCCACTTCAACAGCCGCAGGATGCCGCCTGTTTTCCGGGTAGCTATGCACGCGGCAGCCGCGATAAGGGATGGGTCACCCACAGCCACCAGCCAATCATCTTTGGTAAAGTTGGCCATGCCAGCCTTCAACGCTTCCAGCAACGGCACGGTGTGCAGCCGATTAGCGTTGGGCGGCAAAAGAACCACAAGCTCGCCAAATTTTTCAGCAGGCTGCATGTTCATGGTTGGGATCCAAAGCCGCGTGGCGACATCGAAGCGACTTGGTTGTTGGGGAGCAAATACGCGTACCATAATTAATCCTTTCTAAGATTCGTTGATTATCGGGGATATTGGACGCGCATCCCCAAGGATTTTAGCGGCCAATTCAGATTTTCTTTGCAGCGATCTGGCAATGGATTCGTCTACTGTTCCTGTGGCCACCAAGTCGATGTACACCACGTTTGTTTTGGTGCCAATGCGGTGGGCGCGATCCTCCGATTGCTTGCGGGTTTCAGAGTTGTAGTCGTTGGAATAATACACAACAGTTTGCGCAGCGGTCAGCGTCAACCCGATGCCGCCTGACTGGGGTTGGCCAACAAATGCGTCTGCCGATCCAGACTGGAATTCATCCACAGCGCGATCCCGGTCAGCGTCCTTAACGCCCCCATGGTATTCCACCACCACCCGGCCTGCCTTGGTCAACGCGGCAGCAATCGCACGCAGCTCTTCCTTGAACCTTGCCCACACGATGATTTTCCCTTGCGCGTCCTCCACTAGATCCAGCAACGCTGCCAGCCTTGGGTTGTCCTCGCCAACATACATGATGTCGCGTTGCGGCGTGATGACAAAACCGCTGGTAATTTGTTGGAGCTTAACCAATGCTGCGAGTGCAGAAACTGTCATAACTTCAGGCGCTGCGAGGGTTAAATTTTCGATTCGCAACTCACTGCGTAACAGCTCATAAGCTCGTTGCTGCGCTGGGGCCAGATCGAAATAAATTTGTTGATAAATTTTCTCTGGAAGATCCAAACAATCTGTTTTTAGCACACGGAAGGAATGGGGCGCAAGCAGAGCCTGCAACTTTTCTAAATTCCTCCACCGTGGGGTGCCGTCCTCATTGCGCGCAACAATCTGTGCGTGAGCAGCGCGAGGGTTGCGGCGTGCCATGTTCATCATCATTGGGCTGCTGGCGCTGACCAAGTCCGCATACTCCGAAACGAAAGAACGATAACTGGTGGTGCCCAGCAGCCCAGACTCAAGGAATTCCATCTGCGCAAACACATCCATGGGAGCCTTGGTGATGGGGGTGCCCGTTGCGATGCGTCGAATCTCGGCAAGGTGGCTGAGGCGCATGATGGATTTTGTTCTGCCGGAGTCTGGATTTTTGATGCGGCTGGATTCGTCAATTGCCATCATGGCGCGAGTGCAGCTGAGGAAGCGTTTGGCGTACACAAAACCCGCATCGGTGTTCAGCGCATCAATGTTCATCGTCAGGATGCGCAGCTGCAGCGGCGCTCCAAATTGCCGCACCGCCATTACCTCATCAATGTGCTCCATCTGGCGCTTGCCTGCCCCAGACTTCCACGCTCGCGCAATCAGCGGCGCATCCATGTGCGCAGGGATTTCTCGCCGCACCCAGTTGGTGTGCACGCCTTTGGGCGCAATGACCAGCATGGCGTCAATCTTTCCTGACGCAAACAGTCGCTCGGCATCAGCAAGCAGCGTCCATGTTTTGCCTGTCCCCATTTCCATAAACAGCGCATAGGCGGCTCGCCCATTCATTAGCCGCAGCGCTTTGAGCTGGTGTTTCATCCCGGTTGTTTTCATGCTGCTTCTGTCCATTGAAAAAAGAAATCGTCCCACGTCGATGTGATGGAATTTTTTTGAAGCTCCGCCATCGACATTTCATTCACCGCATCAGCCAAAAATCCCGGAATGGCAAACAGCTGCTCTGCGCCAATCCCAATCAGGATAATGCTCATGCCTCCGTGCGCATACCAGTCATAATGCCAATTGCGCTGGGCAACGCTCAAGCCCTTGGCCCCAAGCACCCGAGTGCCCTTGCGGGCTGGCAGCAAGGGCACAGCTTTGAGCTCGCACCAAGCCACTTGTCCTCGGGAAATTAGCAGCACATCGGGGATGCCCACCCCCACCAAATTCTCCACTCGTTCAAGCCGCACCTTTGGATGAGCTTGGGCGTGCTTGCGCATTCGATCCCACAGTCGCTGTTCGGTTTTACGCATCAAAATTTACCTCTCGGTTTAAACATTTAATTCGCTGCACTTTGATCATGGCAAAGTCAGGAATGCGCTTGCCACGGATTAGCAAGTCATCCCCAAGCAGCAATCTTTCGTAAGCAAGCCGCCCAGCAGGTTCAAACGAAAACCTATCAAAGCGCAAAGTAATTGGCACGCCAGCATCATCAGCCACAAACAGATCCACAAACAAGGATGGCCCAGCAATTATTTTGCCATCACGGGCGGCGACTCGCCTGGTTTCGTTTTCATCCCGCAATTCTTTTGGGGATGCAATGGTGGAGGATTTACGCACCATTCTAACGATGGTCAGAACATCACCCCTGTCTGGCAAATTGTCTAATCGAGTGATCGTGCTGCCAGCGCGGCAACCATGTTGTTCTGGGTTCAAATAAATGTCTTTATATGCAACGGTGAGTGGATACAATTCTTGAAATCTGACGGTTGCTTTGGCAACTTTTTCTCTGTCCAATTTGCCTGCTTTTCGCGCAATAACTGCAGCCGCTGCTTTGGCTGGTCCATACCCTTCCAGATTCATAAATCCACCCACCAACCTCCCATCCACAACAGTCCAATCCAAGCCACTAATTTCAACATCAAACGCAGTGTACTCAATACCTTCAGAGCGCATATCACGCAACATTTCATATGCGTGCAGCTCACTCATGGCATTGCGCAAAGATGCTGCCGCGTAAGCCAGCCCGTGATAGGTTTTCATCCAAGCGCACCAGTAGCTAATGATTCCATAGCTTGTGGTGTGACTTGCGTTCATGCCCCACGCTCCAAAGGTGCATATTTCAGCCCAGATTTCGCGTGCGCTTTCCTCCGACAAGCCTCGTTGTTTTGCGCCTTCAACAAACTGCTCGCCGCGTCGATCAAAATATTCTTTGCCCTTGCGCCCACTCATTGCCTTGCGCACCTCTGAAACCAGCTCCCAACTAAATTGTCCAATCTCAAAACAGATGCGCATCACCTGCTCTTGGTACAACACAACCCCCATCGTGGGGCCAAGGTAAGTCTCCATTGATGGGTGTCGATAACTTACAGCCTCGCGGCCAGCGGCTCGGGCAATATATTTTTGCGACGCACCACCACCTAATGGGCCTGGTCGTGCCAGCGCAGTGATGTGGTCAATCCTTCGGAATGAATCAATATGTATTTTTGCAGCCACAAGCCGCTGGGCGCGTCCTTCAAATTGAAAAATCCCGGTATAACGGCCAGCGTTGAGCAGCGCAAAAACATTTGGATCATCCAGTTTTAATCCATACAATTCCTCGCCAGTCACCACCCCAGCATCCTCAATTACGCCCAGCGTGCGAAGCCCCAGCGCATCAATTTTTAGCAACCCAATTGCTTCAGCATATGGCTTGTCAATCTGCGCCACGCCTTCTGCGCCCACGGTGCAAAAGTCGCTGATGGATTCGTTGCAAACGATCACCCCTGCCGCGTGCACGCCTGTGTGGGATGCGTGATTCTCCAACCGAAACATGACCTCAGCCTCTGGGTGGGCGGCAATAAATTTGCGGCCCGGATCTGTCTGGTGTATGGTGTCCTCCAATGAGTGGCCATACCTTGCATCCCCAGACGAATATTCAACAAGCACATTGAGCACATCGAATTTTTCCCGGTCAGGAATGCCCAGCTTTTCAGCAACACGCGCAATAACGCTTTTGGCACGCAAGTTGTTAATGCTGCCGATTCGCGCAACCTTGTCTGGTCCATATTTCTCAGACAGATAAACGAAACATTGCTCACGCTTGGAGTCGCTGAAGTCAATGTCAATGTCAGGTAAATCGTCACGCGTCAGGTCGATGAAACGCTCAAAAAGCAATTCGTGCACAAGCGGGTCCACCTCAGTAATGCGGAGCAAATAACAAACTAATGATCCTGCGGACGATCCACGACCGGGGCCAACCAGCATGCACTTCTTTGCCCAAGCAATTAAATCAGCCACAACTAAAAAATAGCTTTCAAACTCTTTTTTGGCAATCATTGCCAGCTCGCGCTCCATTCGGGCCTCATACTCCGCATCCCACACATTAATGTGACCAAGGGCAACTCGTGCCACTTTTCCGTCCAAAACTAACTGGCGCAAATTGCCGGGGAAATTAATCAACGGCGCTTGCTGAAGGGTGCTGGCGCAACGCTCGGCAATTTCGTGCACGTTGTTCACCGCACGCTTAAACTGGGAAGCAGTCAGCATCGGCAACCATGCGCGCAGCTCTTGAACCGTCAACAGATGTTGCGGCGTTACTCTCTCTTTGCCTGAGATGGCCATGAAGGCAGAATAATCCTCTCGGGTTGGATAGGCGTTGTCGCTGGTAATGACCAAGGGCTTCTTGGTGCGTTTGTGCAACTCCAGCGCAGCGCGTTGTTGGAGTGGGCTGGCAGGGTTCAGGTCGATGAAGTCGAAGCAGTCTGGATCCGTCAGCGCTGCGCCAGCAAACCGGATGACGCCTTTGGCCTCTCGGAACAACGCGTGCAGATCCGCCTCGGGTTGTCGGGCGGCGGTACTGAAGTTGTAGAATTTTCGGGTGTCCTCCGCTAGTGCCCACGCCACAGGCTTGCGCCCATCGTCTTTTGGCAAAACCAACTCCGTGCCAAACATCGGTTTGATGCCTACTTTGTTTAATTGCTTGAACCAAGTCGCGTGGCCCCAAGTCCCACCGTCCACCATTGCCGCCGCGCCACACCCTAAGCCCTGCAGCGCAGCCGCAACAGCAGGGACTGGGCCAAAGCCCTGCCTGAAAGAAAATTCGGTGCGTACGCGCAGCTGAGGAAACGAATTTATTTTAGATTCCATAATTTTTCTTTCTGAATTATTTCAACCAACGCCATCACATCGTCCAGCGCCCGGTGTGTTTGCGCCAGCGGCTTGCCCATCACCGATTCATACAGCTCCGTCATCTTGGGGTTGCGGCCCCAATCATCCTTGTACAGTCCCACGGTGCAGACTTCGGTTGTTGGCCACGGGAAGTCGAACACATCCAGACGCGCCAGCTCTCCACGCAAGATTGCCCGGTCGAAGGGTAAGTTGTGCGCCATCACGCAAGTGGCCTGAGCAAACATCATTCGCATTGCCGGAAGCGAAGACACAAACGGGGCGGCATCCTTCAATTCCTCATCGGTGATCCCGGTAATTTTAGTGATCACAGCAGGCAACGGCTCACCCGGATTAATTAGCACATTCCACGTGTCCACCACCTCGCCAGTGGTTGGGCTCAGCAGTGCCGCGCCAAACTCGATCATGCGCGGCTGCTTGCGCACCTCGGCATTCGGGTGCAGCGTCAGCCCTGTAGTCTCGGTGTCAAAGACGATGATCATATGGCCTCGCGGCGGACAATAAATTTCAAATCAATTCCGAGAATTGCGCGAGTATCAAAGATCACATAGGTGTACCAGCGTTTGCCGTCGATGACTGGGTTGGTGTGCGAAATGGTTTCCACTTCTTGCGCAACGGCAATTCCTTCCGAAGCAAACAGGCTGCGCCATTTCACCAGCTCTTCTGCCGTTACGTGCATGCCCAAATGCGATGCGCTGGTTCCATAGCGTTCCATCCAGTTTGGAGACTCCGTGTAATGCAACACCTCCAACTCCAAATTCTTGTCGCCTGTGGCTTGATAGTTGAAAGCCAAATCAGCGGCGTTGTTGCCCATTTGGCCCCACACACGACCTCCGGCAACCACGTGATCTTTTGCCCAGTCAGTCAACCCAATTTTTGCAAACAGCCGCATGGCACGCTCGGGGTCATTTGGGACAATGGCAATTTGTTCAATTTTAAAATTCATATTAAGCTCCGTAAGGAATGATGCAACCAGAAAGAAAAATGTGACGCTGTTTGTTGCTCAGCAAAAATCCAATAAATTCCGCCAACACGCTTGGTTCAGTTTCAACGCCAGCAAGCAGCGAATTCATTTGGTATTGCGCGGCGAATTCTCGCGTCCACCCTCTGTGCCTCATCACTTGGGTTTCAATGTCCTTGCTCATGTTCGTGCCGCGCAACTTGTTGGGGCTGATCCCAAAGACTGTGATGCCGTGTGCCTTGGTTAATTCACGCGCCAGCTGCAGCGTCATGATGTGGGCTGCGCCCTTGGAAGCGTTGTAAGCCAACGAAGTTGTCATGGGCATGTGGGATGCGTTAGACACTATGTTGATGATAGTGCCTTTTGATTTAATAAGGCTCGGCAACGCCCACTTACTCAGCTTAAAAATGCCCTTGGCGTTAATGTCCATGGTGTCGTCCCAATCCTTGTCGGAAACGTCCTGCAACCAGCCTGTAATGTTTATTCCAGCGCAATTAATTACCACGTCCAGATCAGGACAATTGCCATATGTCCCTTGCGGATCACGCACGTCATGTCCAAATTTAGTGTCGAATGAAATTACATCATGATCCCACGCCATTAAGTTTTCGACAATAGCTTTGCCCAAGCCAGCAGCGCCGCCAGTCACTAATATTTTGCTCATTTCAGCTTCTCCGAGTTAATTAAACAGGCTTCAATCATTGCAGAATAAACTGCATCATCGTGTATGGAATCAAGGTGCTGCAAATTGCTGATTGCGAATCGACTGAGCTTCACTAATTTCAATTCAAACAGATGCCATTGCGGCGTGAACAAGACCTCTGGCGGCACGCCATTAGGGAACAAAACTTCACACAACTTAGGAACCATCTTGTAGTTGTCTTTGTAGGCGCCTGAACGCTCTCGGAATGTCGCCGCCATTGCGCCCAACACGTCACCTGCATTGGTCTGGCTAATCATTGGCGCCGCCATTGCGTCCACCAAATGAATGGCCAGCACCTCGGCACGGATGCCAAAGCTCTTGTACATGGCCACCACATCCTCGCGGTCATCATACGCGCACACGATGTCCTCATAACGCACATCCCACTCCGAAAGGTGACTGAGCTGCATGCGCTTCAACTCGACCGATGGGCGGTGGTCGCCCACGTTGCGCATGAGCAGGATGGGATCTTCAACGCCCAAATGCTCTTTGAGCCAATACATCGTTTGCAGCCGAATGTTGCTGCGGCCAACGGTGTGAGGTCGCGCAGTAAGGAACACAGGTGTTGCGTTCAGCGTTGCAGAAATAAATTTGTCATAATTGCCCACCAAGTCGTTGCTTATGTCACGGTGATAATCTGCGTACCGCTGGTCAGGGTGCTGTTCCTGCCAATTGATCAATTTGATGCGCTCGCGGTCATCAGCCAAACAATTGTCAAGATCGAAAATTACGTATTTCATTATGATGCCTTTCTCATTTGGTCTACAATTTTTAACAGCTTGCCCTTCTTGAGCAAGTCGCCTCCAAATTCCTCTTTGGCAAATGCTTCGATTTCGTCAAACGCATTACGCCGCGCAGGAAACAAAAAGCGTTCCGCCCACGGGTGAACCGCCAGCACCGCATCGGCCATAGCGTTGACCACCTGCTGGTATTCGTTCTGGGTGCGTCCTCCGCTGCGGCTCTTGCAAAGGTCGCTGAAGGTACGCAAATTAAATTTGCAAACGATGTTGGTTGCGATGTTGGTGGGCAGAATGCCGCGTGCATCCTCGGGAGCAACCCCAGACTTAATCATCGTCGCATAACTGTTGCGGATGTAGCGGTTTGTGTTGGCGATAATGCTCTGTGAAATTTTGTCGTCTTTGTTTCGCTCGGTGAGCACATAGTCATACTCGCCCATATCCAGCACGCGCATAGTCTGCTGTGCAAAGCTGGCGTTGCGCGTGCGTACCTGCTGGTGGGTGTAGGCACGGCTCACCCCTTCCACCAAGAACACATAATCCACAAACTCCCAACTGCTCGGGATCGTTGCGGCCATGTACGCCAATTCCAGTTCGATGCGGCTTTGCGGCCAGCTCATAATTTCGTCCATCAATCCCGGCGACATCGTGAGTCGGGTGGATTTAGTGAACACCAACAATTGCGCCGCGTTGGGCGTGTAGCTGATGAGGGAGACTTTCATATTAATTCCTTCTTTCGTTCTAAAGTTAAATTGAGCCCCAACCGAAGTTGGAGCTGAGGAAATTATCGACTAATTTCCTGTGCGGCGTTTCACGTCATATAGGTGCGAAGTCATAAGTCTTTTGATCACGTGAATATCCTGCACCACATCATCCAGAAGGATGTTGCGCCAGGTTGCGAATCGACCTAGTGAATAGATGCCACGCTGATGGGTAAGAGAAAACAACAAGCGCTTGCGATCTGTATCTGCGATGGGCACAATCTTGCCGTACTTTTGCTCCACCACGTCAATCACCTGCGTCACCTCAGCCGCAAAAGCACGCGCAACCAGCACCAGCGCACGGGGCAACCAGTCCTTGGCGGCGACATCATTAATCATGGCCTCGATGATGAGGGTGTCGCCTGTAATGCTGGCGCGATACATAGGGGTTTCCTCATCAGGAAAATACACCGTCTGGAAAACATCTGCGCCCTTCACCCGGCACCGCACAACCATGATCCCGGCACGCTCAAAATTCAGCTCCGGCTCGATGCCCAACGCTTGGAGCACAACGGGCAGCGGGGCGGTGCTAATGATGCCGGGGCGCATCGTGGCCAGATCCGCGCTGGTGTCCCAAAAGGTGCGTTGACTCGCCGCCTCCACCAGCTGTTCATAAAAGGTGTCCGGGGCAACAAACCTGTCTACTGGATCCAGACTCCAAATGCTTCGATCCCCAGCAAGCCGCCCAACGACTTTTTTGGTATATTGGTTGGCCACGCGAATGCTGGGCGGAGCAAAACGGTTTTCGCTCCAAATGCCCTTGAACACGCGCACCTTCCGAAATTGAATGCCTGTAAGGTTGGCCACAGCGTCACTTCGGAACCGGAGCAGCGCCCGGTGCATGGCGCGTGGCGCTGGAGTGGCTTCTAGGATGCTTGCGCTGGGCCATGCGTGGGCTGCAATGAGCCCAGCCAGACCAGCGCCCACGATAATGGGCTGACTCATTTTAAACCACCTCCAAATGTTTCATTTCGATGAGCTTTTGAATGTAGCCGCGTGTGGGCTCACCGATGGCGGCATCAATCACCACCAAGTTGGCGGTGGCATCTGGGGAATGTTGGATGTAGGCCAGCACCTTGGCGCGTGTGCTCGCAGCTTGAACTTTACTTACTCCGGCAAAAGTCGCCTTGACCACCAACTCCGTGCGGCGCGGCTTGCTTGGCTCGGTTTTGGCCTTTGGCGCTTTCTTGACTCGGGCAGGATCGTTGGCTTCTGCGCTCTTGGTGGCGACCCAAAGACCATGGGCCATGGTGCCCGGTTTAAACGGGTTGACGCTGTTATCTGGGGCAACTCCATCCTGCTGGAGTTTGATGGGTTCCTGCACCCCATCCTGCGCGTCCTTGGTCTGAATTTCGGCAAACGTCATGGCCACAGGCGTGCTGCCTTGGGGGATGCCGCGATGGGCGGCTGCGTCCTCAGCGGCCATGAGGGCCATGTCAACCCGGCGAATGGCTACGTCACGGGTGCTGAAGCGTTCCACGGAGTTGCCCGTCAGCGCGTTGTACGTGGTGATCAAGTCGGCGGTGCTGGCGTTGGCGAGTTCGGAGCGATTGCGGAGAATGGTTGTCATGATAAATTTTCTTTCTGAAGTTCAAATGTTGAGGAAGATGGCGCAAGCAAGGGCAATTCCAATGGCTATGGCCAACACATAGTCAAGGAAGATTTCTAAGCGGGAGGGTTTCATAATTTACTTTCTAATGACCAAAAAATTCTTGGTCTGAACGAATTATGCGCCACGAAAACGCATAATTCGAAATTTATTTTTAGGTGATTGTCGAAAATTCTTCAGCCAGTTCCCACAGCTGCGCGTTGTAGGTGAGGTTGGACTGGATTTCTTTAAGGGGACGGGCGGTGGTGACGCGTCCTGCGCGGGTGAGCCCTTCCATCCCGTGGCCTTGGGTGGTGGTTTCCTGCAGGCGGTTGAACACCGTCCACAGGTCGCCTTTGTCGTCTTCGGGGCGGCGCACCTGCAACAAGTCTTCCACGGTGAAACGATCCGCATCAGCCCAGCGCAACTGCGCCGCCATGCGCGCAAAATCCCGGCGGCGCTCAGCGCTCATGTCCAATTTCGACCAGCGGTCAATCTGCGTGAACAGCGGGGCGGTGTTCTTGGCCAGCGCCTGCATGCGCTCCACCAGCGTGGTCGCTGCAGCGCCGCAATGCCGGAGCTTTTCTTGGTACATGGTGTTGCCCACGACCATGCCGTTGCTACAAACGAACCGGAACACCCCAGCCAGCGCAGACGCACGGGTGGATCCATCGTGGCTGTTGACGAACACGATGCGGGGAACCGCATCCCCAATGCTGGGCATGTCGGGGTGCCGGAAGTCGATCATGTGGCGCCCGAAGGCTTCGCTGGCGCTGCGGCTTGTTGCGGTCTGTACGCTGGCGACTTGGAAGCCTTCGGCAACCATGGCGTTCACGACTTGTTCGCTGTCCACATGGACATAACGGGGCGACAGGTGAGGGGCGGCGACTTTGGTGAAAACGGAAGCAGGCAGAGCGATTGTCATAATGTGTCCTGAAGTATGTTAAAAGGAAGCGAAGCCCGAAGACTTCGCAAGGGTTGATTTTACGCTGCGACCACCGAGAATTTATATGGACCAAAATCTTTTGCGCCAGCAGCTTTGAGGGCCATGCGGAAGGCAATGTGCTTGCTCATGGGCAGACCATAAGCGTACCACGCTTTGGCAAGGCTTTTGTAGTAGCCAATTTCGCCAGCCGCCTCATCCACCACTCGCACTTGGGTGCGTTGGGCACGGGCGGCGGCCACGCTGACGTTGAGCCAGCTCTTTGCGATGGCGGCGCTGCGGGTGGTGCTGTTGGCGACTTTGCGCAACTCTTTACCGAAGCCAGCGCCGCAACCAAGGCACTCAAATTCGTGAGTGTCGTGGCGCAGGGGTTTACCGTTGACATCGTCGCCGTGGACGCTGACGCCGTTGCTGAGGTGGATGCCGCAGGAGGGGCAATTTTGATGGCCGTGAACTTCTGAACCCCAAACCATGTCCCACTCGGGAGCTTCTGGGGTGGCGGCGCCAGCGTTCCACTCAGCAATTTCGCGGTCGTCGGCAACTTCTTCTTTTGCGCGCATGATTTCAAATTCAGCTTGCTTGGTGGCCAACTCAGCAGCAAACTCTTGCTCGCCTTTTCCCCACACTGGAGCAACAAGAGCCTCGCAGCGCTTGATGGCGGTGGCACGATCCGCAAAGCGCTTTACTTGTTTCTGATCACCGCAATTCTCATTGAAAAAGAAGGCCAGTTCAGCAGAAGTCATGTCGGCAAAAGTGATAGTGTTCATGGTAAGTTACTTTCTGAGTGGCTTCGAGAATTTCGTTGCCTGAGCGAATTATGAACCATAAAGTCAAACCTCGTAAAGCAATTTCTTTTTTGCCCTTCAACTTTGCAGGGACATTAACTGAAAATAAATTTTTCTGCGCGCACCGAGATCACCGAGAATTACCGACTTCTCAACCCAGAAAGGATAATTACCATGAGTGCTGAATACGAATTTTTAGATGCCCTTGCGCAAGGCGTTCCGTCTGAGGAACGGCTGATTGTGTGCGGGTTTGGGGGTGACCCGGCGGCGGCTGGCCCTGCCGCGTGGAAACCTCGCCCTTGGCGTTCCGGTGCTGAGTTAAATCTGGTCAAGGCGTGGAACGCGTATGTTACGGTGGCTGCGTTTGGGCGTGCTGGTGATGGTTCGTTCCGGCGGCGCACCGAGACTTTTGGATCTGGAAGGGCGCTGATGGTGGACGATGTGGGCACGAAGGTTGACCCGGCCCTTGTGCGTGGGGTGCCGCCCAGCGTGCGCATCGAGACTTCGCCCGGCAATGAGCAATGGTGGTACATATTGGATCAGCCGGAACGGGATGCCTCGCGGTTTGATGGGGTGATTCGTGCGTTTATTAGCAGCAAGCTGCTGGGCGCTGATCCGGGGATGAGCGGGGTGACGCGAGTTGGGCGACTGCCCAATTATTACAACTGCAAGCCTGCCTATGGCGGGTGGCGCGTGGAAATGCGTGAGCTGAGTGCGCGGCGCTTTTCGCTCGATGATTTATTGGGCGCTTTCAGCTTACAAATTAATGGTCGCCGCATGAACCGGGAAAAGTTGTTGACTGATGATGCAGTGGAACGCAACCGGGCATTCCTGAGTGCGTACAAATTTTTGGATGACCGGGGAATGCTGAAACGTCATGAACCGGATCGAAGTGGATGGACAGAAATGCATTGCCCATGGATTGACGATCACACGGGGCGTGCCGACAACGGGGCGGCGCTGCGTGAGCCAGCACCCGAGAATGAACATTATGGGGCATTCCGCTGCCATCACGGCCATTGCATCGACAAGGGGTGGGCTGAAATGACGGACTGGATTAATGATGAAGCGTTGGAAGAGTTGGACCACGCCGCAAGGAACGCATCATGAAAGCAATCACAGACAAGCAGTTGCTGGAGCCTGTGGCGTGGATTTTCCAGCATGATGAAACCGGACACACTATGTGTGTAGATGAACGGCAAATCAAATGGGGTTTTGAAAAAGCAAACTCACGTTGGAAAAAGAGTAGCCCTCTCTACGACACCCCACAAAAACGCCCGTGGGTTGGGCTGACGGATGAGGAATGGTCTGACTTATATGAAGCCCACCACGATAAGTACAACTTACCGAAACAGGGAAGTCCCGATGGGATGGATTATGAAAGAGCTATTGAAGCCAAACTAAAGGAGAAGAACACATGAACAACCGAATTAAAGAACTAATCAAACAATCCTATGATGAAATGAATGCGCCAAATAATGACCCTGTAGCACGGGAATTGCTTATGAAAGACCTCTTACCCGAATACCAGCGGTTTGCTGAGTTGATTGTTCGGGAATGTAGTGAGTTTTGCGGGCACGATCATGAAGGGGTAATGGCGATGTTTAAACATTTCGGAGTAAAGAATCATGAACAACCATTGCTGTAACAACAATTGTTACCAAGGACGCACTTGCCCTTTGACCTACAAATACCCACGCACCATGCGGGAGGCGTTCCCCTATCCGGCGGCGATTGAGCTGGATCCAGAGCTGGATGAGGAATGGCCTTTGTGGGATGAATTTTTGGTATGGGCTGACTGGATGGTGACCATCTTGGGCGCAACGTCCTTTGTGGTCGCTTGCTGCTTTTTGTGGGGCTATTACTCATGAATCACACCCTAAACAGCGCCCAAACGGTGGCCGTGGCCAAATACGTTTACTGGCAACTTATCGACGCTGAAACACCTCGCGGCGTGAAGCTCCAACTGCTCGGCAAGGGCGGCGTGGCGGTGTACAGCGAATACCAACATAATGATAAATTTTGGACCCATTGGGCGCCACTTCCTCGGAGGGCTACAGCATGAGGTGTCCAGAGTGTGAAATAAAATCTGAGGTGCTGGAAACCCGCAGCAACAGCTCCGGGATGCGCCGTCGATATGTGTGCATGAATGGGCACCGATTCAGCACCCAAGAAGTGCCAATCAACCCATCAGCACCCCAACCACCAGCGCAGATGCGCACCCCATATTTGCCAGCGCAGATGCGCACCGCTGGCCCACCCAGCATGAGCATCTGGGATCGACCGATGTTGGTGCCCGTGCAAATTGGAAGCAGTCGCGCTGGGGCAGACGACAACCTAAAAATCAAAAGCAAAGGACTCTGAACATGTCAACAATCGAAGAACGCACCGCCATACGCGAAGCTGCGCTGAGGGCCATGAGCGCTGGGCAACGGCGACTTGCGCGTCCCGAGGATTATGTGTACGACAAAGCGCAGGAAGCATTTTGGGATTTACAGGACGGCACCCTTCACACCGAAAAAGCGGTGGACGCCAGCATCCCGATTGAGCTTTGGCGCGTGGAGGTGGAGGAAGCCCCAGCAGAGACCGATGCCCCACGCGGTCGCGGTCGCCCGAGACAAAGGCGTGAGCGTTTGATCCCGCCCAGCCGCGACATCATGCGCGTGGAGAATGACCAATTTGTGGAGGGCAGCACGTGGTGGCCCGGCAAACCCCAGAACATCAAGGACTGGTTCATCGACAAGGACGGTTTTTACCCGGCAGCAGGGCGGCGCGTGTACAACCAGTACAAAGCCCCACCCCAGATGGGCGGCGATCCCGAGGCAGCTGGCCCTTGGGTTGAGCACGTGAAGAAGTTATGGCCTGACCCGAAAGAGCACAATTTCTTTTTTGATTACTGCGCGCAGATGATCCAACAGCCCGAGGAAAAGTGCAACGCCGCGATTGTGCTTAGCGGCACCCAAGGCATCGGCAAGGACGCAGCCCTCATGCCCGTCAAGGCGGCGGTGGGCGCGTGGAATGTTAAGGGGATTGACCCGGATGAGCTGTTTTCGCCATATCGACCTTGGCTTCAAACGCTCATGCTGACAATTGATGAGGTGAGACCAACAAAGGACGAATTTCACGCCTCCAGCATGTACAACATTTTGAAGCCCATGATCGTGGCGCCGCCCGATACGTTACCGCTGAACGACAAATATCAAAAGCTCCGGTACGTGATCAACGTCCTGCGAGTTTTTATTACAACCAACGACTGGATGGCCATGTACATCCCGGCGGAGGATCGAAGGATGTTTATCATGCACAGCACCGTGGCTCAAAAATGGCATGAGCTGGAGGGCAAGCCCGATTATTTCGTGCGGCTGTTTGCTTGGCTCAACGCAGGAGGATGTGCCAACGTGTCTGCATGGCTTCAGGGGCGTGATTTATCGCGGTTTAACCCCAAGGCCCAGGTTGAGAAGACGATGGGCTGGGAAGCTGTTGCAAATACGTGGGGTGAACCCGAGGACGCGGTCACGCTGGCGCTGGAGCAGCTGGGGTCGCCTGATGTGTTGTTCACGGCAGAACTGCTCCGAGTCCAATTTGACGGCAAGGAGGAACTGGAGGGATTGCTCAAGTCGCCGCGCAAAATTGGGCACCGGATGCAACGGTCAGGGTACTTGGCCATGAAGCCTCCCAACGGCGACACACGCTGGGTGTTCCGTCATGAGGGTGTGTCGTTCACCTCGCGCATGGCCTTTGTCAAGCAGGAAATATTGCGGGATGCGGTCGCCGCGTTGGACTCGGTGCGCGCTCACGGCAAGAAGGTCGCCGCGTTACTGGCTCGCCCAACTTTGATTTCTTCTAATAAAGCCATGTAGCGGACGCAAATGCAACCAAGATTACCAAAAAAACCAAGTTACTAATTGATGGACTTTTCACAAAATAAATTAATTTAATTAGGTATAAGGTAACAAAAAGAAATCTTGGTGAACTCAGCAATCTTGGTAATCTCGGTTTTATAAAGAAAAAGGACAGCGGCTCATGCCCACATTACCCACCAACAGCCTTTGCGCTGAACTCAATTGCAAAGAGCTGCGCAATGGAGCAAGCAGCCTTTGTCAAGCACACGGCGGCAAACAAACAAAAGCCCCAAGACTTACTGACAAGCATTATCAATCCCCTGCATGGCGAAGCATTAGGAGGCGACAGCTCAGCACCCAGCCTTTGTGTCAAGCCTGCCTTACGCGAGGACACATATGCGCGGCGGCTCACGTTGATCATCTGTTCCCGTGGAACACAGTAGGCGGCGAATCTTTCCTCAGAAATATTTTTCAGAGCCTATGTCAGCCCTGTCATAGCCATAAGACAGGACAAGAGCACAAGGGCATCATTGAACATTATGTGGCTGACAAGGTGGTTGTGTATGCTGTTGAGGATTATTCGTTTGTCCTTGCGAATGGCGTGGAAATTTGTTGACTTTTTTAGAAAAGCACGGCCAGAAACTTAAAATAATTTGCTCAACTACAAAGCAGACGCGGGCACAAATTTCCAGGTTTTGAGTTGGATTAGGGGGATCAACCCTTGCCACGTAAAATATCGTCATGAGCAATCGACTTCCTCCAGAACTACACATCATAAAAGGCACTCTAGGTGCGCGAAAATCACAGGCGCTTCCCAAGGACGTGCGCGCTCGGGTGCCCCAAGCTGATTGGTTGGACGATCCCGACAAATGGAACAAAGCAAAATTCATCAAGGAGACAGCAGAATTTTTGTGGGAGGTGTACGGCATCGGCAGCAACCAAGACAAGCATTTACTCGCGGCGTTGGCGGTGCAGATGGACATCTATGTTCGTTGCTGGAAAGAATTGCAGACGGCAGACATCGTGGTTGAACATAACCACGGCGCAACCTCTGGCCCCAACCCTTATTTCATGGCTAGTGACCGGGCATTAAGTCGGGCGGTGGTGTTGATGAATGAGCTGGGGTTGACGCCCAAAGGCAGGTTGGCCAGCAAATCCAAGGAAGGCGGCAAGTATGCTGATCTGCTGAGTGGCCCATGAATTATGAAACTGGAATTCTGTATGCGGTGAATGTTGCCGCTGGCAACGTGTTGGTCTGCAAAAATGTGCGGCTTGCTGCGCAAAGATTTCTTGACCAGCTGGAGGACAAAAAGTGGGCGTGGGAATTCCATGCTAAGTATGCGCAGCACGTCCTAAATTTCTTTGCCACTTTGAAGCACACCAAAGGGCCAATGGCAGGTCAGCCGCTGGTGCTTGAGCCATTTCAAATTTTCGCGGTTTGCGCCATTTATGGCTTCCGAAGCAAAAAAGACATTCAGCGGCGAATGGTGACAGATGTCATTATTTTTATTCCTCGCAAGGCTGGCAAGTCCACCCTGACGGCAGGGTTTGCTCTGTATGAGCTGGCGTTTGGCGAAGCTGGCGCTGAGGTCTATTCTCTGGCCACCACACGTGACCAAGCCACCATCGTGTTCTCGGCAGCGGTTGGTTTTATTGAAGCCATGCCACCCGACATTGCTGCGATCTACAACGCAGGTCGCCACACAATTATGAAATCAGGTGACGCGCAAAGCATGTTTAAAGCGCTGTCCCGAGACAACAAAAAGACTGGTGACGGCAAAAATCCTTCCTGCGCAATTATTGATGAAGCTGCACAGATCGTTGATCGCAACTCGATTGAGGTGCTTCACTCCGGGATGGTTGCGCGGCGCAACCCTTTGCGCATCTACATTACCACCGCCAGCTTTACTAAGGAAACCAAATTCTATGAAGACATGACCATGCTTCAGACCATGCTGAATGGCGAAGCAGAAGACAACCCCTGTTGGTTTGGGCTGTTGTACAGCTTGGATGTTGGGGATGACTGGCGCGATCCTGCCACATGGGCAAAGGTCAACCCCATGCACGGCATTTCGGTTTTTGAGGATGCGATTGCGCAGCGTGCTGAGGAAGCGAAACACAAGCCTGCCGCGTTAAATGAATTTTTGTGCAAGACGCTTAACCTGTATGTCAGCGCCAACAGCGCGTGGGTGGACCGAGAATATTGGGACGACAAGCGTTGCGCCATCGTGGGGGAACGGGAGCCAGAAGCGGTGTTCATCGGCTTCGACCTCGCGGCTACGCGAGACTTGAACGCTGTTTGCACGCTGAAGCGATTTTCAGATTCTGACTATGAAGCAGAGTTCAAATTCTTTTTGCCTGAGGTTGGGTTTGATCTAATCCCCAAGCATTATGGCGACATTTTCCGCATGGCCAAACAGTCCGGCATCTTGCACATTACGCAAGGCAACGTCATGGACGACAGGGAAATCAGCGACTACATCCAATCTGAATGCGCAAAATATGACGCAAAAGAAATTGGCTTTGACGCGTACAACGCGGCAAGTTTGGTGGCACGGTTGAACGATGCAGCGTTGCCCGTCAAAAAGGTTGGTCAAGGCATGGCAGTACTCAGTAACCCCAGCAAGCACGTGGAGAAATTAATTCTGAACTACAACATCAAGCATGATGGCAATCCATTCCTCGGGTGGCAGCTTGGAAATTGCGAAGTTTATGAAGATGTGAATGGCAACGTTAAAATTAGGAAGAATGGCGCAGATCAGAACGCCAAAGTTGACGGCATAATCAGCCTCATTATTGCTATGCACTGTTCGCTTGATAACGCAGCGGTGTCTGGCTTCGGATTTAGGGCATTTTAAGGTAAAAACATGGCAATCCTAGACATTTTCAAGCGAAAACAACCTGATTCCAAGGAATCAAACAGCCTTTTCGGACAAACTGCGCTGGGAAATAATATTGTTTACCAAGGCGGTAAAAGCCAAACGGTAAACACGCAGATCCTCTACGTCACCACCGCAGCCACCAACAGCGCGGGACGTGGCGTAGATATGTCGTTGCTCACGCGCAACAGCACCGTGCTGGCCTGTATAGCGGCCAAAGCGCGTGCTATTTCACAATTGCCCGTCAACGTCATGTGCACGCTGGAAGATGGCTCTACGGTCGATGCCTGCCTGTCCGAAAAAGTGGGCAAACGCGACAAAGCCAAAGCCAAACAAGTGGCTGCGCTTTTGGCAGAGCCAAACAAGTTCCAAAGCGCATATGAGTTCTGGTATCAGTGGATCATGTGGTATGAGTTATCTGGCGAAGCGTTCACGTTGTGGTGGAGAAAAAACCAGCTTGATTCGCTGGAAACTCCGCTGGAAATGTATCTGCTGGACAGCACGCTAATTGCCGTGACGATCACCCCTACACGTTACCCAAGTTATCGACTAAGCACGCCATCCTATGGGTTCAGCCGCGACGAACCGTTGCTTGCGCACCAAGTCATGCACACCAAGGACATGGCGTGGCAAGGGTCAGCAGGCTTTAACAAAGGCATTTTGGCGGCGGAGCTGGTCAGCTTAGATCAGGACATCGACTTGTACGCCAACTACGTCATGCAAAATGGCGCCAAACCATCAGGCATGTTCACCACAGAGCAAGTGATTCCTGACGGCAAGTTCAAAGAAATCTCAGCGCGATTGAAAGAAGCATGGTCAAGCATGACCGGAAGCAGACAGAGCGATCCGTCGAAGCCCGGGCAAGGCATGTTGCTGGATCAGGGCATGAAATACACGCCCTTAAACATGCTCACGCTGCAAGACGCAGACGCAGAGAAATTGAAAACGCAAACCATGAAACGCATCTGTGGCTTGTTTGGCGTTCCTCCGGCAATGATAGGAATTGCGGATCAAAAATACAACAACACCCAAACCATGCTGGACGAATTCTACAAGTCCACCATCTACCCAACTGCAGTCAACATCCAGCAGAAGTTGAAGGTGCATTTGTTCCCGGGATATCCCAATCTTTGCATCGAGTTCGACACCCGCAATTTTCTGAAAGGCGCACCGCTGGATCAGATGAATTTTGCCGTGGCTGGGGTTGGCGCTGGCATCCTCACGCAGAACGAAGCGCGCAGCTACATGGGGATGGCGGCAATGGAAGGCGGCGACGAATTAAAATCCACAGCAGCTCCGGCCCCAGATCCGACAGGCGCAAGTCCCCAAGACACAGGCGGCGGAGGTGGCAACCAGACCAAGAAAATGAACATCGGCAAATGATTTATGATGAACAAACTGCTTCAAGATAAAATTAAGGCACTGTACATTAAAAAGCATAGTACAAACAGCGTAAAATTAAAAACAATATATGACATTGACCAAACCAAAGTTGATGAGGTAATCAATGACACCCAAACAGTTGACGTTAATTTGCGAGGCAAAACTCGCCGCAGGACAGCAAGGAAATCCCGGCCAAATTGAAGCCACAGTCACCACGTGGGGCGCTCGTGAGGGTGCTGACGGGAGGCGGTTCAATTATCAGCCTGAAGGGTTCATGGACTGGGCACAGGCGTTTGTAGAATCGGGCAAGCCCTTGCCTATGTTCCTCAACCATAACAGTGATGGCATGCCAATTGGCGAGTGGAGTTCATTTGACTTTTCTACCTCGGGAATGACGGCTGAAGGGCGCATCTTCATGAACACGGCAGCTGGCCGTGACATGCACACAATCATGACAGAATCGCCCACGCTGTTTGGCGGGGTGTCTGTTGGCGCATACGCAGAGACCTATCAAATGGTCAATGCAGCTGGGGAGCCTGACCAGTCTGAGGAAGCGTACTTCCAGATCACCAAAGGCGGCTTGCGCGAGGTCTCTGTGGTCATGTACCCAAACAATCCCGAAGCCAACGTCAGCCGCTTAGAATATTTCCGGCCTGATGGAACGGCAGATTTAAAAATCATGGAACAAGCCCTGCGTGATGCTGGTCTTTCCAAGAGTGATGCGGTCGCTGCCGCATCAACTTTCAAGAAAGTGCTTGAGCAGCGTGATGCTGTACGGGTGCCCAATGAAACTGCGACGCCGCAGCGTGATGCTGATGCGGAAGCGACCACGAACGCAGAAATTCTCGCGGCTCTTGAGCAACGCGAATTATTGCAAATTCTCACTCACAGACTCAAAGGTTAAATCATGTCCAAAGAAATTATCGACAAACTCGACGCTATCGAAGCCAAACAAGCCGAAAGCGTGCTGGCCGTTGAAGCCAAAATCCCAGCTGCCATCGACGCAGCACGTGCTGAAATTGAAAGCAAAATAGCAGCTCTGGAAGCCAAAATTGCTTCCGTTCAAGCCCCCGCTATTATCAAGATTGCCAAGACCGTTCGCGGTGATGTAAACCGTGCTGTCAAAGAGCAATTGGCCGCGTATTACAACGGTGGACGTCAAGGCGAAAAAGAGCTGAAGATGTTTGCAGATGAAAGCCAATATGCAGCGTATTTGAAGGAGGCGGCTGGCCTTGCTGCTGGCGGTGACGGTCAGGGTGGCCGTACTGCTTACGATCCTGTGTTTGCTGCTCTGCGTTTGGCTAACCAAATGCGCGGCCTCTCGCGCACCGTGGCGACTGATGGATCCAGCTATCAATTCCGTGTCAAGACAGGCAACGCTGGTGCACAGTGGGGTTACGCAATCCAGAACAACGGATCACCCACGACTGAGAACACCAGCATCTGGCAATTGGTTCTGAAAGACATCAACGTTCAGTTCCCAATCCGCACGGCAGCGCTGGACGACATCGACGGTTTGGAAGCCAACGTGGTTGACGATATGCTGGCTGAGTTTGCCCAAAGCGAAGCCCAATCAATGATCAGCAACAACGATCAAACTGGCACAGGCACTTCAGTGGCGACTGGCGGCGCTGACGGTCTGCGCGGCTTGAATCAGTATCCCGGCGCAAATACAGTTTATGCTGGCGGCACCACTTCGGTTGCAGCGTTTGGTTCCTCAGGCACTGGATCTGCTACTGGATTGCACAGCGTAGCAACCTATGACCAGTTGACTTCCAACGTCAACACGGTTGGGCTGAATAACGTCACATACAAGGACGTCATCAACACCATCTACGCGTTGCCGCAACAATACTGGACGCCTGCCACAAAGTTCATGGTCAGCCCAATCTTGCTGCAAGCAATTCGCGGCCTGCAAGACACCAACGGTCGCCCGATTTTCAACTCTGTTGATTCTCTGTCGGTTGATGGTATTGTTGGCCAGCTGCTTGGCTTCGACGTTGTGGTCAATAAATACTTGGACAGCCCAAGCCAGTTGACTACAGCCGCTGCAGGCACCGTGAGCAAATATCCGATGTACTTTGCTGACTGGACGCGTGGCCACACCATCATTGATCGTTTGAACATGGTTATGCGCCGCTACGACCAGACACTCCCAGGATTCATAACTTTCTACGGAGAAAAGCGTTTGGCCACCAGCATTCGTGATCCTAATGCGGTGATCCGTTATCGCTCCACTGCTACTGCTGCAAACTAAGCAGCTTGAATGAGGGGTGGGTTACTCCATCCCTCATTGTTGCAAACTTACTTGGAAAAATAAATGAAGACCATCACCGAAAACATTCTGGCTGGCATTAAACAAACGCTGACGACTGGTGAGCGAATCACGATTGATCTGCGCGAAGCCGCGTTGTTGACAGGAAGCGGGGATGGTCAGGGCGGTAAGACATATTTTGATGACGCATTCGCGGCGTTGCGATATGCAAACCCATTCCGTCTGGGCGCACGACAAATAAAAGTGGCTGGATCCAGCGCGCAATTTGTAGCCAAAACTGGCAATGCAGCAAACCAAACAAACCCTTGGGGCTACACATTCACCCCCAACACAGGCACGCCCGGCACGACCACCACAATTTGGCAAATTCCGACTCGCGTGATCACGGCTCAATTGCCGATCCGCACCGCTGCAATGTCAGATATCAACTACCTAAACGAAACGCTGGTTGAAGATCTGATGTTGGAATTTTCGACCATCGAAGCTGCCTCAATGGCAGACAACAATGACCAAGCTGGAAGCACCACCACCGCCACAGGCAACAGCAACGGCTTGCGCGGCCTGAACTACTATCCCGGCGCAGCTGGCGCCACAGCTGCCTATGGCACATCTGGAACGGCAATCACCAATGGTCTGCACACGTTGACCACCATTGGTCACGCCGCAACTGCTGCTGACTTGGAAAGCCTGCAAGACATGGCTGGCGCTTTGCCTCCTCAATACTGGTCTTTGCCCGGTACTGCTTGGCACATGCACCCGACCTACATCACCGCAATCCGAGCCTATGCTCACAACGGCGGCACTGGCCCGTATTCGTTGGTGGAAACTGGTGAACTTGGTGAAGGCCCAGCAGTCAACATTCTTGGCTTTCCGGTCATTCCCAACCCTTACCTTGACCCGCACGGCACAGTTGGAGCCATCCCTGTGTACTTGGCAAACTGGCCTCAGTTTATGACCATTGCTGACGTGGAGGAAATGACCATCCAAGCCATGGAGGAAACCACACCCGGCTTTATTACCCTGTATGCCGAAAAGCGCATGGTCAGCACGGTGCGCAATCCCTTTGCTGGGGTTCGGTTGATCGAGACATAACCGATGGCTGCTGACACCAATCAGTATGGATTGCCCTTTTCAGGGGCAACGCGCAACCCATTCAACTATTCCAAAGTTGAGCAGACGTTGCGCGACAACACCACGGCGTGGTTGACGCCAGCGGTCATTCGGCAGCAGTTGAATCTTTTTGATGATGCTAGTCAAGACACTTATTTGGTGAGCTTGGAATTGGCTATCCGGCAAGCGATTGAAGATTATCTTGGCATGTCGATTTTTGCCACCTCCTATCGGGTGTGGTATGGAATGGACAGCATTGTCGCATCCCCCATCTGTTTCGATCTTCCGGAGGTAAGCCAGAGCGCTGACCCGGCGGTGGGCGGAGTAACCATTAGTTCCCTAAAATATTGGAATGACAGCAGCCCATCCACCATAGTCACGGTGGCTGTAGACCAATATTATTATGATGTTTCCGGCAACAAGGTGGTTGTGCAAACTTTGCCCACCAGCATCAACAGCGGCATGACAGCTCCAATCTTTATTGACTACATCACAGCAGCCAGCCCTTTGGCAGCTTACCCGGTCATCAAGCAAGCAGGTTTGCTGCTGTTTACGCACCTGTACAACAACCGCAGCAACACAACCGATACCAACCTAAGGGAAATCCCCTTTGGGGTGTCTACGCTGTTGCGGCCATACAAGCCGTTGGTGATGTAATCATGGGCATCGCACGCTTTGAAAATATAGCGGTCAACACCCTGACATTTACCAAGTCCACGTTTGGTGAACAAAGCACAGTACAAGCGCTTTGGTTTAACACCAGAGCCAAAATTCGTTCTGTTGCAAACCACGTCAAAATTACAGAAAAATATCGTGTTTATTCTGACATCGTTGAGATGACTTTAAATTACACCCCAAACATTAAAACCATCATCGACAACCAGCCATCCTACTCCATCACGTGGCGCGGGTTTGACTGGCGAATCGACAGCGTGCGGGAGTCTGACGATCGAATGAATGCGTTGCTGATGTGCGTGCGAAATGATCCGGTGGCGGCAGTCTGATGGCAACCCAACAAAACCCTGTCCAATATTCCAAGGCCATTCAGTACCAACTGGCTAGCATTGTGACGCCTGTGCCTGTGTACGCAACATTCAACCGCAACTTTGCGACTGAACCAAAATTCCTTACGTGGATGCTTCGGGATGTTCATCAGCCAGTGTACACCGGACAAAACCAAGCCAACAAAGGCATCGACAGGCCCACATTTCAGATTTCCATTTTCACCCAAGTCATTGAGGACGGGTTCACCATTTCCAACCAAATCCTTCAGTCCTTGCACGGGTTCAGCGGATTGTTTGGTGGCGTGACAAATGGATTCTGGGTGGCAAAGGCAGACGTTCATTGGTTGTATAATTCCTATGACAATGAGCAGAAGTTGGGGCAAGTATTTTTAGATTGCACCCTAGACATTCCAACATAAAACATCTTTAAATTTTTCTGAAGGAAATTAAATTATGGCTCTCCCAAATAGAATTTTGCCCGGCTTTGCCGCTACGATGTACGCTCAGCCTTTGGCCTCGCCTGTGGTGCTAACGCTGGCGCAGCTGTCGCTGGTCGCAAGCGTAGCTGCAATTGCTGTCGCAGGCAACTTAATGGACATTGAGGCTGTGCCTGCGTTTGGACAAGATGATGCTGTCGCATCGTTTTCGGTGGCAGGCTCGCGTCAAAGTGACAAGATCCCGGCTCAGTCAGCTCCAACTTCGCTGACCATCACGGCGGCTTGGGATCCATCGGACACCGTCACGCAGCTGCTGCGCGGTGACGCCTACAGCGGGGTGGTGGATCGTACCTTTGTGATTGCTGCCACAGACGGCACCAACATTGTTTATTATTCGTTTATTGGGCGCGTGTCCCAGTTCCAGATCGACGCTCAGCCCGGGGCTGAAGCAAAATGCACCTACAGCGTTCAGCCTCGCGGCAACCTGTACGGCTGGTGCAACAACGTTTAATTAGGAGAATCAAAAATGGCAGCACCAGCAAAAGTATTACCCGGCTTCAGCGCATCCATGTGGATGCAATCAGGCGCAACTCCGACAGCCTTCACCACCGCCAACTTGGCGGTCTGGGCGCTGCAGGTCGCCACCATCGTCGGTACGGCAGCCAACGGCACAGGCGCAGCAGGCGTGCCCCTTACCGTTGAAGCTGTACCTGTCTTTGGGCAAGACGATGCGGTGGCCTCCTTCGGGGTTGCTGGCTCGCGTCAGTCTGATAAAATCCCTGTGCAGTCCGCACCTACAAGCCTGACCATTACCTCTGCTTGGAATCCTTCTGATGCGGGGCTGCTGCTAATTCGCGGTGACGCTTACAGCGGGTTGATTGATCGCACTTTTGTAATCACAGCGGTGGACGGAGCAAGCACAATTGCATATGCGTTTAACGCTCGGTGCAGCCAGTTCCAGATCGACGCTCAGCCCGGTGCAGAATCCAAGTGCACCTTCACCATCCATCCTCGCGGCAACCAGTACGGTTGGAGCAACACATAATGACTGCGCTTGAGTTGGCTATTGAAGAGCTGACCACCACCTATGGCGACTTGGATTTAATTGCCCGGTCGCTGCAGGTGGATGCGGCAGAAGTCGCGGCAGCGCTTGAGGCAGCGGAGCCAGACTCAGCCGCTGGAGTTGCGCTGCGGCTCTTGGCCAAATACAACCCTCTGGTGTCGCCTGCAAAGGCCAGCAAAAAGTCGTTATGAAATTTAGCGTTGAACAGGTAGATGAAAATGCCGTGGGCCAGTTTGTCACTTGCCTGCTTCATAGCGTAACTGGCGCCCACATGTTGCACTTGGCCACGCGCAGTTTTGCGGAACACAAAGCGCTGGCAGAATTTTACAACGCAATTGGGGATCTGGTGGACGTATTTGTCGAAGCGTACCAAGGCAAATATGCAACCCGAGTGACTTACCTGCCGCAATTTAATCTGCCAGCCCCAGCAACAGATTATTTCACTTATTTGAAGGATGAAGTCGCGGCGCTGAAGTCAGCATCTGGCTTTCCTCAAGACTCCGAGTTGCAAAATATTGTTGATGAAATCGCATCCTTGATTGATGGAACGCTATACAAATTGACTTTAAAATGACAACCAATACGACAATACAAAACACAGGCGACTTGCTTGGCTTCTTGGTCAACCAGTCCGAAGTCCGCAAGGACTGGTTTGGCTTTACTCAGCAACGCATGACAGCGGTGACGCTTGCTCATGAGATTGCTGCGAACCACGCGCACCACATGACACCAGTTGAAGTGGTGGCTTATGCGTTGGCGTTGAACAGCGAAATTTACAGCAAAATTATCAAGGGGTAATTGTGGCCACCACCACCATAAAGCTGACTGGCATGACTAATGTGGAGGATGCTTTGCGGCGGCTTGAGGATGATTTTGGCAACAAGATTGCTCGCGGCAAGGTGCTGGTTCCGGCGGTGCGCGAAGCCATGAAGCCTGTGTTGGCCAGCGCACGGGTAAATGCTCCGGAGGACACCGGAGGGTTGAAACGATCTTTGCAAGTGGAAGCTCGCCGCCCATCCCGCAAAGATAAAAATTCCAAATATGTTTCCTCTACCGACACCGTGATTGCGCTGGTCACGACTGCGCCTGGGAAAAAATTAACAAAGATGGGCATCAAAAGTGATGCGCGTGCCATAGCGCAAGAATTTGGCACAGCCAACACGCCAGCGCACCCTTACTTGCGCATGGCTTTAGAATCCCAATCAGCCTCGGTTGTGGAGAATTTAAAAACCATTCTGATTCGCAGAATTGATACCTTCCGAAAGAAAATGACATGACAAAACTATCCTCTGCCTTTGGCCCTTCATACGCTGAAAAGCGCAAGCATTTAGCACAAAAAACATTTGAGCTTGGCGGCCACACATTCACGGTTCGGTTGCCGCTGGTGGCGGAGTCGGATGCGCTTTATGTGCGCATCACAACGCCAGAAGAATCCAGAATTGACGCTGTGTACAAAGAGATTACCGCAACGCTGGTTGAGTTAAAAGATCAAGCGACAGAAGAATTTGAATTCAAGGAGGATGACATTTTGATCAACGGTCGTTCCATGCGGAACGCTGCAAAAACAAAAGTCATGACTGAAACGCGCATTCTGGAATACATCAAATTATTGGTGCCGGAGAATCCAGAAAACAGTCTGGCTGACATCACTTATGAAGACATCGAAGCTGAATGGCCAACGTCTGTGCAAATTCAGTTAGTCGATAAAATTGGTGAAGTGATTTCCCCCAGCTACAAAGAATCAAGAAAAAACTAATCAGCTCATTGAGGTCGCAAGTTGAATGCAACTTGATCTTCAATGGGCACACCCAAAGCCAAATAGATGAAATTGATGTGGTCACCATGCTGCAGATTCAAACCATGTATGCTGACGGGTTGCTTGGCAACCAAGGCATCATCACCGCCTTGGGAAATCTGACCAACGGCGTTTTCAATTACATACGGCAAACTGGCGCACCTCCGTATGCGTTAAAAGATATAATTGGTCAGGCTTATGATTACATTTATCCGCCTGCGCCTGAGGAAGACAAAAAAGAAAAAGCAAACAACAGTTTGCTGCTTTTCCTAAGTCAAGTGCCCGGTTTTAATGTAAATAAATTTGAGGTGACTAATGGCTAACATTGCAAGGCTTGGGGTGCTGCTCGGGTTGGACAGCGCAGAATTTTCCAAAGGCATTGATCAAGCCAACAACAAGCTGGCTGCGTTTGGGAAACAAATAACTGCCAACGCAGCTTTAGTTGCCACGGTAGCAAGCACCGCCTTTGCCGTGGCTGCGCAGCAAGCCTTGGCCTATGCCGATGGGATTTCAGACGTAGCCAAAGCCAACGATGTAACCATTGATTCCGTCATTAAGTTAAACAACGCACTTGCCCAATCAGGCGGCAACGCGGAGGATGCCGGAAAGCTGCTTTCCAGCTTTACAAATTTTGTTGACAGCGCGGCAATGGGATCAGATGATGCGCAGAAAGCATTCATCAAAATTGGCATTTCCTTAAAAGATCTTGGCAAGTTATCTACGGAAGACTTGTTTGGCAAAGCAATCCAAAGCATTGCAGCCATTGAAGATCCGCTGACCCGAAATGCCAAAGCCATGGACATGTTTGGCAAAGCTGCTAAGGGCGTTGATTTTGTAGCGCTTGCCGATGGGATGAAGACGAACACAGGCGCAACAGCAGAGCAAGCCAAAGGGCTGCAAGATGCTGCCGACATGTATGACTTGTTGGCGCAAAGCAGCCGCGACTTCATGCTGATTTTGGCGTCTGAGCTTGGCCCTGTTTTAAAAACCACCACCGATTATTTGGCAACGCTTGCTGAAAAAAGCACCGCACTAAAAGATATATTTCACACCCTGTTTGTTAACTCAGCAATAATGGTTGGAGAATTTGCGTCTGAGTTGGCAGGGTTGGCGCGCAACCTTACTGCGTACTACAACGCAGCGATTGCGTTTTCTAAAATCAACATTTATTCCACAGAAGAAGAACGCGCAGTTGGAAAAAAGATTTTGGAAGACAACGAGGATGCGCAGAGCAGATCCTTGGCGGCTCGGGCGGCATTTCGCAAACAGATTTTGGACCCATTTGTTGGTGGGGTTAAATCTGATGAGTTGAAGACATTTGATGATGGCCCTGCTCCGGCAGGAGACAAGCGCAAAATAGCACGGGCAAAACAAGCCGCATTAGATGAAGCGACAGCCTTAAAAAAGAAATTGGCTTTGGAGCAAAAAGGCTTTTCGGTGCGGGAGCAGGAACGTGATGACTACATTAAGCTGAATGAGCATTTTGACAACGGCAACAGAATGCTTGTTGAAAAGCAGACGCTGGAAGATCAGAGCCTTACCCGGTCGCAAGATCTGTTTGTGGTAAATCAAAACGTCCTTCACCTTACTGAAGACGATCTGCAGCTGCAGCGCGACAAGTTGCAAATTGCAAATCAATATGAGGATGCTGTAAAAGCGATTAGGGGCAACGATGCCTTAACGCTGGACGCACAGACCAAAGCGTTGGCCACGCAAGTGGACATCCAAACACGGTCGCTGGCGCTGGCAGACAAGCGTTACGAAATAAGCAAAGCGGAACGATCTGTGTTAAGCAGCAAGGTGCTGCAAGACAAGCAATTGGTGGACAGCCAGCTGCTGACTAGGGCGCACGATCTGTTTGTGCTCAACCAAAACATCAACCATTTAAGCGAAGATGACCTGCAACTTGCCCGAGACAAGTTACAGATTACAAACCAATATGATGACGCTGTAAAAGCCATTCGCGACAATCAGTCATTAACGCTGGACGCGCAAACAAAAGGCTTGCAGGATCAGCTGCAACTTCAGCAGCAGGCGTTGACCTTGGCCCAGCAGCGCCGCGACATTTCTGTGGACAGCAAAGCTGGATCGTTTGCCAAAGGCTTTGATGAGTCGATGGGCAAAGCGTTCCGGGATCTGCCCACAGAAATGCAAAAAGGACAGCAGGCATTTGAGTCTGTTTTTCAGAACATGAATTCTGCGATTGATGAATTCGTTAAGACTGGCAAGCTGAATTTTAAGAGCTTTGCGCAAAGCGTTATTCAGGACATGATCGCAATTCAATTGAAATCCCAAGCGCTAAGGTTGCTTGGGATGGCATTTAAAGCAATGGGCATCCAAGGCTTTGGCGCTGCGTTTGCTGATGGCGGCGATCCTCCGGTCAACAAAATTTCCTTAGTCGGGGAAGATGGCCCAGAAATGTTTGTGCCAAAAACGCTGGGCACAATAATTCCAAATGACCTCCTGCCCAAGTCATTCGACAAACCTGATCTGAAAAAAGAGTTATTGGGGTTTGCCGCTGGTGGCGATCCTCCGGCGAATGTTCCCTCAATGGTTGGTGAGCGTGGCCCAGAATTATTTGTTCCTAAATCAGCTGGCACAATCGTCCCTAGCAATCAAATTACCATTGGCGATAATGGCGGCGGCAGCACCATTAATTACAATGGCCCATACATTGCAAGCCTGAGCGCAATCGACACCCAAAGCAGCATTCAGTTCTTGGCCAAAAACAAACAGGCAGTCTGGGCCACTTACCAGTCTGCCAATCGCAGCATCCCCATGTCGAGGTAATAAAATATGTCAGTTCCAAATACATTCACCAGCGCCACCAGCGCAATTCCTCTTGCCAATCTGGACGCTGATTTTGCATATTACGATGCAGCGTTTCAAATTGCTGGCGGCGTAATGGAAGTCAATTACACCTTCCGATTAGAAGACCCGGTTGACAACACCAAGAAGGCCGAATTCGTGATGAGCGGCATAACCACTGGAACGACCCGGCAATATACGATGCCCAACGTGACCGGGACTTTGGCGACCATTGCAAACTTGGCCCAGACATTTGCGGGAACAACAACATTTAGTGGCACGTTTACGGCTTCTGGCGCAACAGCTACTTTAGGATCATCTACTGCAACATCTACTTATGGCATTGGCTCTGGCGCCACTACCGCCATAAGTACCAAAACAGTCAACATTGGCACGGCAGGCATATCAGGATCAACCACAAACACCAACATTGGCTCGGCAGTTTCTGGCGCTTTGGGAACCACCACAATGAATAGCAACATTGTGCAAGCCAAGTTGGTCGCAACCAGTGCAGCGGCTCCAACAATAGCAAGTGCAACGACTATTGCACCGACAACGCAAATTGCTTTTGTTTCTGGCATTACTCCAGTTGCCACAATTACTGCCCCATCACCAATCTCTCTTGGCGGTGGAACAATTACATTGATTCCAACTGGAATATTTACAACAACAACGGCAGGAAACATTGCTTTGGCATCAACAGCAATTGTTGGACGTGCTTTAACAATGACTTATGACGTTACCACTACCAAGTGGTATCCAAGCTACTAAGGGCATCCCATGAGCCTTCAAACCATCCTGTCGGTTGCGGAGACCGTCAACATCAACGATCATAAATTTGCTGGGCAGATGATGTCGCGCAACATGCGCATCAGCACCTCGGAAATCTTGACTGCCCAACCATTTCAGTTTGCGCTGAAGCCGATGAATTTTTTGCTTTATTCGCAAAACAAATCTGTGTTGTCGTCGCTGCGTGTTGCAGATAGGATCACAGAGCAATATTTAAATTTTGGCTCTACAGGATGGTTGAATTACATTGCCTATGGCGGCGACATGACTGGCGTGCAAGCAGCCGCCTGTCAAGTCCAAACAAGCACCTCTGGCAAAACGATCGTGCTGGGCAATCTTCCGGCAATTTCTTCCACGCTGAATATTGTGGACGCAGGCGACTTTATTCAGATTGATCGATATGCATACATCGCAACAGCGGATGTACCGCGTGGCGTGGCAGGCACAGTCAGCATTCCCGTTCACCGCTCTGTGCTTACCACCGTCAACTCGCCTGTTGGCGCGGTCATTGGCCAATACGGAACAACAACTGCGTTGGGCGGCTCCACCTACACAGGCGTGACTTTCTGCGTTGTTGTGCGTGAGTATCCCACCTACACCCTTGTGCCCATGACCAATGACAGTTTCATTTCTTGGTCAGGCGCATTCTCCGCTACGGAGGTGATTCTGTGAATGTCATCGGTCCAGTTCGGGATGTAAATGTCATTCGATATGCAGATCTGTTCCGGCTCATCATGCCAGACGGCACATATTATTTTGCGACCACTCCGACACCAATCACCGTGCCAGCCATCTCTGCGACGCCATTCACCGCGCTGGGTCAGTTGGTAAAAGTGAACAGCGTTCAGCGGGACATAAAAAGCACAGCAAACGAAACCACAGTCACGCTTGTTGGCGTGGACACGACAATGCTTGGGTTGGTGCTCAACTCAAAAATCAAAGGCTCTGAAATCGATCTTTGGCATGCATTTTTTGACAGCAATAATCAGCTGATCACAGCGGTGCCTGTTGCGTGGACAAACAACGTCAGCAATCAAATCGGCTGGACAAATTCTGAATTTGCAACTGTTGGTTGGACAGCCAACAGCGGCACAGGGGTATATAAATATTTCAGCGGCTACGTCAATTCATTCTCCATCTCGGAAGAATGGATGGAAGATGTGCGTGCATACGTGGGCGTGGTCACCATCAGCGCGTCCAGCTTTCAGTTGGTTCTGCAGAATCGCACCGCAGGACGCTACACCAATGACAATGCGTGGCAAGCAATCACGCCCGGCGACACATCGATGAATCGGGTCAACTTTGTTTCAACGATCAATTACGCCTTCGGGAAAAAAGCATGATCCGAAAGGCCACGCCCTTCGACATGCCAGCTTTGATTGCGCTGATGCGAGGCTATGTTTCAGAAGCACCTCTGGACGTGCTCAAGGAGGACGAATTTCACGATCAGCCGCACGTGCAAGCGCTGCTGGCAAGCTTGATGGCGGGGCGAGGATTTATTTTGATCGATGATGCAGGGCGAGGCTTTATTGCTGCCGTGATCAACAGCAACGTCTGGTGCCCGTCCTTGATGGAGCTTCATGAGCTGGCTTGGTGGGTTCAGCCTGAGCATCGTGGCGGCACGCTTGGGGGGCGGCTGTGGAAAGAATTTGATCTGCTTGCCCAAGACTATCTTGCTTGCGGTCGTGCGCAAGTTGTCTGTTCCTCAACCATCTCCAATTCACCTAAAATCAATTATATGAAACGTGGGTACAGGCTAATGCAAACAACATATTCAAGGGAGCTGTAATGGTCGGCTCAATTATCGCTGCTTATGTTCTTGGCGCTGCTGCCGTTGGCACGGCCACGTATTTTGCAATGGCGTTTGCCATCAACATGGTCGCATCTTCGATCATCAGCAAAGCGTTTGCGCCATCAGTCGACAACCCAGCCCTCAACGCAAGCACGGCAAATCCTGGCAATCCGCAGCAGCAGCCGCCTGCATCGGACAACAAATTGCCGATCGTTTATGGAACGGGATGGGTTGGCGGAGTGGTGACGGACTTGACCATCACCTCTGACAATCAGGTGATGTATTATGTGTTGGCGCTTTCTGAATGTACAGGCACAACCGACACCATCACTTTTGGCGATATTTATTTTGGCGGCAAAAAGTGCATATTTGATCCGACAGATCAATACAAAGTCACAGGGTTGATGGACACCTCCACAGGCATTAACGATACGGTGGTGGACGGATATTTGAGCGTCTATTTGTACCGCAGGGGTTCTGCCACGCCAACCAACTCATCCTCTAGCGCCATCTCGATTTTGCAAGATTCTGCGCTGGTTTACCAATGGGATGCGACCAAGCTGATGACCAATTGCGCTTTCGCAATCATCAAGATCACCTACAACCAAAATGCAAACCTGACTGGCTTGCAACCAACAAAATTTCAGCTCACCAACAGCCGCACAGTTCCGGGGGATTGCTTCCTTGATTATTTGACGTCCACCACATATGGGGCGGCAATGCCATTGGCTTCAATTGATACAGACTCGCTCACGGCGCTGAATGTTTATTGCAGCCAGCTTCTGGTCTACACGCCATACAGCGGCGGCTCTTCCACGCAAGCAAGATTTCGTTTCGATGGCACGTTGAATCCTGAGCAATCGATAATGAACAATCTGCAGATTATGGCTTCCTGCTGCGACTGCTTGCTTCGGTACAACGAAATCACCGGACTGTGGGGCGTTATCGTTCAACAGCCAACCTACACAGTGGCAATGGCGCTGAACGACTCTAATTTGATTTCTGCAATCCAAGTCACGCCCATCGATATTGCCAGCACCTATAACATCGCAGAAGTTAAATTTGTTGACGGAACGATGCAAGATTCATTCATCACGGCCACTTACAATCTGGCGGTGCTGAATCCCTCGCTGATGTATTCCAATGAGCCAACAAACAAACAGTCAGTTGTGTTGCCGCTGGTCAACAGCTCGGTGCGGGCTCAATACTTGGCCAATCGATTTTTGGAAAGTGCACGCGAAGATCTGCAAGTAAAGTGCAAAGTCAATTATGTCGGGTTGCAGTTGGAAGCTGGCGACATTATCACGCTGACAAATGCAAATTACGGCTGGACGGCAAAGCTCTTCCGCATTGGGCAGGTGATTGAAGAGTTCACTGATGACGGATCCATTTCCACAGCGTTGTCGCTAATGGAATTTAATCCTGCAATTTATGATGATGTGAACGTCACTCAATTTACCCCAGCGCCAAACACAGGCATCGGCAACCCTATCAACTTTGGAACGCTCACAGCGCCCACTGTCTCTAGTTCCTCGCCAACAGCCGCAACGCCATCTTTCAGCATCTCGGTCACATCGTCTAGCTCCGGCATCGTTCAATATGCAGAAGCTTGGTACAGCGCATATTCCAACCCAAGCGCCACGCAGAGAATTTTTGCAGGAACGACAGCTGTCAACTCGGATGGCAACCCCTACGCTCCAAGCGCAACCATGGGGCTGGTAACGCTGACGAATATCGCTCAGGGCAACTGGTATTTCTTTGTCCGGATGGTCAATGGCATTGGCACAAGCAACTTCTCAGCGGCATCTGCTGTTTTCCAATGGCGTCCGACAACCTTTCAATATGTCGAACGGTACATCAACGTGCGATACGCTAGCAGCATCACGGGCACAGGCTTCAGCAGCAGTCCTCGCGGCCTTACTTACTATGGGCTGCAAGCCACAACGACCACCACGGGCAGCACCAACCCTTCAGACTACACTTGGTATTTGGCATCCACGGCGTTTGGGTCTGTTGCGCCGCTAAATTATTTGCTGTTCTCCAATCGCAGCAATCGCAAATTTAGTTTCGACGTGGGCACAGCCGCGCAATCAAATGCGACTGCAGCTTTTGTGCCCACGCTCACATCGGTGTATGACCCAACCACGTGGTCTGGTTTGCCCGATGGCATCAATTCGATCGATCTAGATGCACGCACCGGGCAGCTGATTGCCGTGGGAACGACTTCTGTGAGCAGCGCGGATGGGCTGTTGAACGTCACCAACAACACCAACGGCAACATGGTGGTTTCGCTCGCTCAGTTCTTGAATTTTGGCGCAGGGGTTTACTCCAAAACTGCCGCTGTCTCCAACTTGACAATTGACATTTATGGGCGCGTGGTGGGATTCACCTCGCCAGACGCCTTTTATTACACAGAGACAGTTTTTACCGCAACAGCCGCGCAAACAACATTCAGCTTTACGCACATTGTTGGGGATGTGCTTGTGTTTAAAAATGGGGTGCTTTTGGATCTGACGGAGTACAGCGAAACTGCAACCACCATCGTGCTGGCCATTGCATGCGCGGCAGGGCAGGTCGTTATCGCTATCGCCGCACGCGCTGTGAGCACTTCGATTTATTATGAGACGAACAACATCACAATTGCCTCCAGCACGACCAACTCCGTCACCTACAACAACGCTCCATTCCAGATAATCAACGTTGGCGATCTGCTTTGCTTTACCGACACGGGCACACCGACAACCTACACGGTCCAGACAATAAATACAGCCACCAAAGTCATCACCTTCACCACCACAATTGCAGGGGCAACTGCAGGGCTGACCATTTATCGTTATCGGGCGGCTGGGGCAACGTATCGCCCTTGGAGCCGCTACACGCAGGCTGTGTCTGCTGTGTCTAGTTTGACGCCAACAACTTGGGCTGTGAACAGCGGGCATGAACAGATTTTCGTAAACGGATCTGCGCTCAACGAAATTGATTATGACATCGTGACCGGAACGTTGACTGGATTTCCTGCGGCGGTGACTGGCAACTTTACCCTTGTCCAATGGAACCAAAACAACCTTGGCGTGCCTTGTTCCAACATCATAAACACAGTCACATATTCTGTGTCGGGCGCATTGGCCTACACTTATTCAAGCAACCCGTTGGCCATGGAAATTTATGCAAATGGCGCATTGCTTGCCAAAGGCTCCGGATATGATTACACCGCAACCTCGACCAACTGGATCCTTTCAACAGCTTTCCCCGATAGCACCACCCTTCTCAACCAACAAACTTTTGCCCGTGATGGAGCAGCCTAAATGACACAATCTTACAATTTATCGCAACTTGCGAACAACTTAAATACAGCGGGGCAACTTGATGCGACTGATGGCTTGGTCGGGGCAGTCCCTCCTGCCAACGGCGGCACAGGGTTGGCGGCGTACGCTGTTGGCGATCTGCTGTATGCCAGCGGAGCCACTGCCCTTGCGCGGCTGGCGGATGTCGCAACTGGCAGCGCATTGATCACAGGAGGCGTTGGGGTTGCGCCTACTTATGGCAAAATTGGTCTCGCCACCCATGTCAACGGCACGCTTGGGGTGGCCAATGGCGGCACGGGTGCGGCAACTTTGACAGCAAATAATGTGCTGCTTGGGAACGGCACCGGAGTTTTGCAAGCAGTCGCCCCTTCCACCAGCGGGAATGTGTTAGTTTCCAACGGAACCACTTGGGTCAGTGGCTCTGCAAGTCAAGTGGTTCAAACACGCGTTTTGGTGTCTGGCACCACATACACAAGCCCTGCAGGAGTCAAAGCAATTCGGGTGTTTGTTTCTGGCGCCACGGGAGGCAAGAGTTCTACCGCAACCGCGACTGGCGGTTGCGGCGGTGCAGGCTGGTCTGAAAAATATATCGTTTCCCCTGCAGCCACATACACTTACGCTGTCGGAGCAGGAGGCACTTCAGCAGGTTCGGCAGGCGGGACAACCACATTTAGCACCATTTCAAT